AGACTATACGAAGAAATCGCAAGCCGTAGCAGAAGAACGCAAAGCCGTAGAAGCAGAGAGGCAGCGTATCGAGGAAGCTAGGTATCTGCGTGACCAATACGCAGAACGGTTGCAGGTGATTGAGCAAATGCTTAACCAGCAGCCAGAAACTGAGAATCTGGACTATCTGAAGGAAACCGACCCTATTGGGTACGCAGTTAAGGTTGCAGAGTTATCACAGCGGGAAAAGCAGTTAGCTCAAGTTCAGGCTGAACGACAGCGAATTGCACAGCAGCAGGAGCAGGAACGTCAGGAGCAACTCGGTCATGTGATACAGGCTGAAGCTCGTAAGCTGGCAGAGGCAATACCTGAGTATGCTGACCCACAGAAGGGTGAGATAGCTCGGCGAGAACTGCGGGAGTTTGGTCAGAAGCTAGGTTTCTCGGAACAGGAATTATCGGGAGTTTATGACTCTCGGCAGGTTCTAACGTTATGGAAGGCGATGCAGTACGACAAATTACAGTCTGCAAAGCCCGGTATCACTAAGAAGGTTAACGAGGCTCCGAAGGTAATGAAATCGGGTGTTTCTCAGCCTCGTGATGGTAACGATGAACTGAAAAAACTAAAAGCCAAGGCTAGGCAGACCGGAAGGGTTGCTGATGCCGCTAAAGCATTTGAACGTTTCTTATGAGGAATTAAATCATGCCTACATTTACAGCACATACCGCGATTGGTCAGCGGGAAGATTTGACCGACATCATCTATGACATCTCGCCAACTGAGACACCATTCATGTCTTCGATTGGTAAGACCAAGGCTACTGCCGTTTATCACGAGTGGCAGACTGACTCGTTGGCTGCTGCTACTACGGCTAACGCTGCTGTTGAAGGTGCAGACGCTACATCGGCAACTCTGTCGCCTACCGTCCGTCTTGGTAACTACACCCAGATCATCCAAAAGACCGTTCAGGTTTCGGGTACTCTGGACACAGTGAACAAGGCTGGTCGTAAGTCGGAAAAGGCTTATCAGTTGGCTAAGGCTTCTGCTGAACTGAAGCGCGATCTGGAAACCATCCTGTTGGCTAACCAAGGTCGTTCGGCTGGTACATCGACTGTTGCTCGTAAGCTCGGCTCGATCCTGTCGTGGATCAAGACTAACTCGGACGTTGGTTCGGGTGGTTCTGACCCTGCGACTATCGGTGTTTCGACCCGTACCGATGGCACACAGCGTACCTTTACTGAGGCTCTGCTGAAGACCGTTGTTTCCGAGGTGTTCGTATCGGGCGGTTCTCCGAAGATTCTGATGGTTGGTGCTGCTGGTAAGCAGAAAGTATCGTCGTTTGCTGGTATCGCTGCACAGCGTTACATGGCTCCGGGCAATACTCCGACCACCATTATTGGTGCTGCTGACGTTTATATGTCGGACTTTGGCACGATGTCGGTTGTTCCTAACCGCTTCATGCGTACCCGTGATGCTCTGGTTCTTGATCCTGAGTACGCAGCACTTGCTTACCTGCGTCCATTCCAGACTAATGATCTGGCTAAGACCGGTGACAGCGAGAACACTCAGCTTCTGGCTGAAGTAACGCTTGAGGTTAAGAATGAAGCCGCACATGGCATCATTGCTGACCTTGATATGGCTCTGTAATAAGTAGTAAATAGCCCCTGCCTAACGGTGGGGGCTACCTACAAAGGAATTTATGAGTACTCCGATACGGACTCAGACAGTACACGCAGACGGTGACGGTGGTATCGTCATTGAGACCAAGCAGGACATCACAGACATTCTTGAGGCTAATAGGCTACAAAGAGAGTTTGATAAGCAGAGGACAGGACATCTTAACGAGTTTCACCATATCGGTAGGATTCCATACACTGTGATTGATGACCTGAACCAAAAAGGAATTATGCGAGGTTTTGCTGTCATAGATCAGGACAGATTCGCACAGTTTCTTAATGGTACAGAACTTGGTCAAGCCTGTAAGACGTATCGGGGAACTATATGAGAGTTGGCGTTTGCGTACCATGCCGGGATGAGGTGCATACTGGTTTTGCTTTCGACTTTGCGAGGATGGCAGCACACGATGCTTCTACTCGTTGCAAGGACGGTAAAGGTGGACTAAGCCTTTACACAATGCCGGGAACGCTGATATTTGACCAGCGTGAGAAGTTAGCAGAGGTGGCGTTTAAGGAAGGCTGTGATGCTGTACTGTTTATCGACAGCGATATGCGTTTTCCTCACGACATCATTACGATTCTGCTAAGTAGGAATGTGCCGATTGTTGGAGTTAATGCAACGACTAGACGAAAGCCTGTAACGCCTACAGCCAAGATGCTGACGAAGTACATGGATGGCGAGACATTGGTGCATAACTGGTCGAATGTTGACTCTCGCGGTAAAGAAGGTATCGAACAGGTCACAGCGGTGGGTTTTGGTGCTGTGATGATCCGTCGAGAGGTGTTTGAGAAGACGGGCAGACCTTGGTTCGATGCTGGATGGGGCGCTAGTGGCGTATGTGGCGAGGATGTGTACTTCTGCGTCAAGGCTGGTTCTGAGGGCTTTGAGACGTATGTAGATCACGAGTTATCGATGCACATTCGGCATATTGGCACTTACGAGTATGGTTGGAAAGATTTTGAGCAGCTAGAGGAATAACATGGCATTTACGAGCTATAGCGATCTAAAAACTACGATAGCTAATTATCTGGCTCGTAGCGATCTATCTACGGTCATTCCTGACTTTATTCGATTAGCCGAAGAAAGACTCCGCAGAGAGTTAAGAATTCGGCAAATGTTGGTCGTTGCTACGACAACTACTACAGGGGGCAACTCTAAGATTGGGTTGCCTTCTGACTTTTTGGAAATGCGTGACATTCACTTGGATACCAATCCGGTGACGAGCATTTCTTACAAAAGCCCTTACGACTTCTATTCAACTGCTCCGACTACGGAAAGTGGTAAGCCGCTGTTCTATACGGTCTTAGCGACTGAGATTCAGTTTGCCCGTATTCCAGACACAGCCTATACGGTTCAAATGCTCTATTACGCTAAGCCTACGTTGCTGAGTGACTCAAATGCCAGCAATGTATTCCTAGCGAACTGTCCTGACGCACTGCTTTACGGTGCTTTGGCTGAGGCAGAGCCGTATCTGATGAACGATAACAGAATCCAGATTTGGGCTAGTCTGTATGATAGGGCAATAAACTCAATTTCTACCGCAGATCAAGCAGGTGAGTACAGCGGTCAACCTATGGCAATGTCTTATTCGTGAGGTAAATCATGGCAGAGATGTCGAATTATCTGGAAAACGCTCTCATTAACGCAACTCTGAGGAATACGAGCTATACAAGCCCTTCAACGGTTTATGTCGGTCTGTTTACGACTGATCCGACTGACGCTGGCACAGGCACAGAGGTATCTGGCGGTTCCTATGCTCGTGTTGCTGTGACGTTTGGTGCGCCTAGCAATGGCGTTAGCACAAACAGCGGTGCGGTTGAATTTGCACAGGCTACGGCTTCATGGGGTACTGTGACGCATATCGGTATTTTGGATGCGCTAACAACAGGAAACCTGCTCTATCACACAGCCTTAGATGTTAGTAAGACTATTGATAACGGCGACATTTTCAAAATTGCTATTGGTTCGTTGTCAGTAACTCTAACCTAAGTTATGCCAGCATCCGTATGTGGACCGTTTACGCTTGAGCAGTTAGACCTATTCAATACGTCTATCGATGCTCTTGCGTTTTCGCTTGATAGCAGCGTTTGGACTGATCCTAACGTCTGTGTTCTATACGGTGATGCGTCTGTAAGTGGGTTAGCTACAGTTTCCTGTGTTGGCTCGATAATAAAGACAGCCACAGCAGCTATTACTGGTACTGCAACAGTTACTGCTAATGGTGCGTTAGTTATCCTAGCAAGTGGCTCTGTATCTGCGAGTGCTAGTGTTTCTTGCGATGCAATAAAAATTATTAGCGGTGCTGGAAGTATTGTAGCTACGGCAACAGTTTCAGCGATTGGCGGGAAATTAGCGTCTGGATCGGCTGCTATAACTGGTAATGCTACTGTTAGCTGCCTTGGTTTGGCTGTTTATAGCGGCAATGCGAGTATTTCTGGCTCTGCTGTTGTTGATTGTTTTGCGTTACGTCTTAGGTCTGGTGCAGGTCAGATTTCAGCGTCGGCAACGGTTAGTGCTGATTCAGTAAGAATTCGTCAAAGTGGCGCAAGTATTGATGGCGAGGCTACAGT